TAATGTATCTATGTTTATTGGTAAGCGAGATCATACAACTATGATCCATCACATACGAATGAAACATAACAAAGAACATCTTTGGCAAGAGGGTAAAAGAATCTGGGAAGATTACGATACGATTAAAGAATCTTTGTAATGAAAAAATCTAGTGCTTTAGCTTATGTTGGACACAACGCAAATAACAACAGAGAAGAAAATGATTTTTACCCAACACCTGAATCTGCTACACAAGAACTATTAGACAGAGTTAAATTAACAGGAGATATTTGGGAGTGTGCTTGTGGAGATGGTGCCATGTCAAATGTAATGATTAGAAATGGTTACAATGTTTATTCTTCTGATTTAATTGACAGGGGTTATGGAGAAACAGGAATAGATTTTTTAACATCAACAAAAAAAGAGGACAACATAGTAACAAACCCACCATTTAATTTAGCTACTGAATTTACATTAAAAGCATTTGAATTATCTAGGGGTAAAGTAATTATGCTATCTAAAATATCTTATTTGGAAGGAGTTAAAAGAAGACAGTTAATATTTAACCAGAACAAACTAGAACAAGTTTTAATATTTACTCGCAGAGTTCCATTTAAGAAAAAATCTAGCAACACATTAGCTGGTGGATTAATGGCTTTTGGTTGGTTTATTTATGATGTAAATTATAATGGGAAACCAACAATAGACTGGATCTAAAATTACATTCCCAATAAAGATTTAAAACCTATTGTTAATATACTTATAGTTCCTTTTGGGTTCTGCCAATCTTCCTATCTTATTATTATGTAGGTACAAGTCAAAGCAAAAGTTATGACAAAATAATTTTTGTTCTGCGTTAATGATCCACCCACCATCAGATGCCATGTGTTCGTGATTACAAATGCCACACCTACCTGCAATAAATTCTCTTGCTTGTTTTTTCTTAACCATTAACTTTTCTTATGGCGTTCAGCAAAATTCCTAGCAGCTTCTTTACTGCCAAACCCCCATGCTTTTAAAGCAAGTTTTAATCTAGTGGGATCTCCATTTTTATTTAATAAAGAACCTTTCATTCCGCCAAACCTTGCAGCGAAGCTAACTCTTCTTGGGTTCGTGCCAGACTTAACAGGAGCTTTTAAATTAGATCCTTCTGTTCTTTTAAAATGTTCTCTACCTTTTTGATTGAGACCACCTTTAGGGTTTTGAAATGCCTTCTTAACCATATTACCAACCAGTATACATAAATGGATTACAATGATCCATATTTTTTTCTATTTGTTTATTAATGATGTTGAATAACTTATTTATATAGATCATTTACTTCCACCAATGTAGCCACCAATAACACCAATCAATCCTGTAACTGACATCTTCATTAATGTAATGACAGATTCATCTACTGGTCTATTCTCTTCTAGTGCTACAATATAATCTCCAATAATAATTGTACCTAATAAAACTAGAACACCGCTTGTAATTAATAAAATTACTATGTCTTTAAAATTTTTTATCATCTGTCTGCTAACCTATCCATATGAGCATATATCCTACCAATAACTTTATCTAAAGACATCATCTCACTTTTAAGCATAGCTACAATCGTTGAAAGTTCTATCAATGTAATCAATGTCCATGTAGCTAATCCCATTAATATAGTTCCTAAAAGTGCTATTAACATTGTGTTAGTTTTTCTACTCATATGTTCTTACTCTTGATTTGAATATGCTTTAACACTCTACCCTTTTGTGAGCCTTGTTTGATTACATAGCCTGAAGTACCATGACCATTAATCTCAACTTCTTTTCTAGCTTTGTTTAGAAGTTTATTGCTATGTTCTATTTTGCCTTGTTCATAGTTCTTAGCAATTAAATCTTTTAGTCGTTCTCTCATTTAAACATATCTGGATTAGGAGATTGGGATGATACACTTCTTTTAAATTCTTCCATACTTTTGCAAGTACATCGCTTAGTAGATTTAAACACAAACAGCTCACGCCATAGTTTGTTTTCCATTCTACTGAAAAAAGTAAGTAACTTTCTTAAAATAAAGTTGCGTATTATACTATACCAAGACTTCTTTTTGCAACCACAAAATTTTCTCATAAAGGTTTCCCCTGACCACGAGCAAATTTCTTTTTTTTATGAGCTTTGGAGTGTCTACCTTTTCTTACTACCTTTGACTTTTCTAGCTTTGCTATTCCGTGAATATTTTTTCTTGCCATTAGTTAATCCTTGTTGTGATAATAAACTTACTTTCTTTGAATACTGTGAACTGAAGGATTTGTAAATATCTTTTGACATTATTTTTTATTATATTTCTTGTTCCATATCTCTTCTTGAGACATTCCCACTTCATCTTTCTTTTGCTTTAATTGTGGTTCAATATTGTTTACATCAATAACTTCAACTAAAGCATACCTATATACTTTTTCTAATCCATTATTCCATTGAAAATGTAATAAATGCTTTGGTTCTGTATAGTTTTTCATTAAAGCAATATCAAAAGCAGCCAAAGTCATTATTTTTTCTTTATTAAATCCATGCCTGGTTTAAGTCCATAGATACTACCAAAGATACCTAATACTAGCCATTTGTAAAACTCTGGAAAGTTATTAAAATATTGAAAGAATAGATCTAATTTCTCTTTAGCATCAGGATCTCCAGAGAATACAGACCAAGCAAGAACTACAATCGGTAGCACTACAATAATAAGTACTAGCTCATCTTTCCAGCCTTTATTATTGTTATCCATAACAGATTTTTGGTAATCAATCTCTCCTGAAGCCATCTTAGACATATAAGTTTTTTCAGCTACAGACTCTAATCGTTTACTTTCTTGCCTGTTTTTAAATACTTCTGCTCCAGTTTTAACAACTGATGATAGTAGACTAAACCAAATCATTATCCGTTCCTTGATCTGTTTTTAGATTTAGATTGTATTCGTAAATTACTAGCACTATTGTTTCTAGGATTTCTATCCTTATGATCTACATCTCTACCTAAAATACTAGAACCAAGTTTGTTTTTCATTATTCTTCTTGCACCATTTCTACCAGCTCTGTCTTTTTTTTGCTTTGGTTTAGAATGGTAATTAGCATATTCTTTTTTATAATCTCTCATTTATTACTACTCCTCATTATGTACGACAATCCTTTAGCTCTGGATGGCGTTTGTTCATGCCATTTAGAATCTAACATTTGTTCACTGGCTGTCTTATAATCTTCTTCTTTTAATGCTTCAAACATTTTATAAAATTTAGATACTCCTGTTTTGCCTAACTGAAAACACATTTCAATAATCACACCTCTACCAATATAATTAATAGGTAAGCCAGAACACAATTCATCTGCTCCTTCTTTAGCTGTAGTAAAGTCTTTATTAAACACAGTTTCTAATACTTCTTCAGGATAGGTAACTCCTGTTACAAAGTTATCTTCTCTAGTTACTAAGTGTCCCCAACCCACAGTAGCGTTACCTAAGTGATCTTGGTACACAGTATCTCTAAAACCCTCATGGATTTTAATTCTATGTTTTAACTCTTCCATCCTCGTAGACATATAATATTTTTACCTTTAAGTCTTTCTGTTTTTCACTAGGAGATCTATTGATTATATCTCCTGTTTTATTGTTATAACACTTGCTTTTTCTATAAGTAGCAGTCTTTACATCATAGTTAATATACTTTTTAGTTTTAATATTATAAGTAACAATATCTATAGGACCAACTCCACCTATTACTTGAAACACTAATGTATCAGGAAGTTTAGCAAGGTAAGAAAGAGCTATTAGCTCTGATATAACACCCTTATTTTGTTTTGCATTAATACCCATAACCTACAAGTTGTATAACTATATATGGTGTATGTGTAAAGATTATGTACTAGGTGTGGATAGACAATTAAATTTAAAAAATATTTTTTCTTGATTAACTAGAGATTCTTCTAAAATATTAATAGCTTTAACAGATGTTTGATAACCAGCTAACATACATTCTTTATAAGTATTATATAATTCAGGACTTTGTACCCTTTCACCACAAGCACCATAAACAACGGAACAAGCGTAAACAATTAACATAAATTGCATATTATCTATTAAACCATTCCACAAAACCAGTAACCATACCAGCAATAATAAGCAACAGCCATAAAGCACCTTTGCCTTTGTTGATGTCAGATCTTAATAGTTTTTGTTCTTCTTTTAATTCTTTAATCTCTCTGCAGATAAACTCTAATTTAACTTCTGTTGGAGATTGTTTAGGCATGGCTTATTTACCTGCCTTTAATAGTAGAGATGATTTGTTAAACATAGTTGTATTATACATTAAAAGTTATCATAGTTTCAATAATTATCTTGCAGTAGCTGGTATTAAATCGTTATCTATTAGATATATTAGTTTATTTGATTTAGATAAGTTATTAAATGGCGTAAGATATTGTAAATTCCATTCCACATGAAGTCCACAAACAACAGGGTTGTTTAAAGGTATAATATGATCTACATGAAAACCCTTTGGACAATTTTTATAGATTTCCTTTATTTTATCAAGATTGGCAAATTTAGGTATAGCTTGTAATTTTTTTGCTCTGCGTTTATTTACTCTAGCTACATACTGTTCTTTATTACATTGATAATGTTTTTTATTTCTTAAAGAATTAAACTCTTTGCGTTCTTCATATTTATCTTGACGATATTTTTTTAAATAAGAAGAGTAATGTTCTTTTCTTTTAAGAAATTTATTGCGTTTAATACAGTACAAAGAACAATGATTTGAATCAGATCGTTTAGGTAGAAATCTTTTTTTACATTCTAAATTAGAACAAATCATCTTGCTGTTGCTGGAATGTTATTCGTTCCTACTAAAGGGTTCTCTGCGAAGCACATGTATATATAAGTTGAACCTGAACCATTAATAGAAGTGTCTGAACCTCTTATTTTAAATCCATTAGAAAGCATATCTATTTGGTCTTGAATTAATAAATAATCATATGCTCTTTTATTTATTGTT